AGGTAAACCAATACATAATCCACACAAAGTCATCTCGTACAACATTGAAACAATGGATTATGTATTTGATGACCCCGGCCATGTTGTGGTCTCAAACTTTATCCCAGAAGAGTCGTATGTCACATTTAGTGCAAAATATTCAGCCCATCTGACAACAGCAAATATCAGGATATTTTTCCTTAATGCTGGGAAATTCAAGAAGATGCTTAAAGGCAACTCAAAGCAGAAGGTGCAAGCTAAATTTGGTACGCTTGAGCTCAGCCTTGTAAACACCCATAACCCAGCAAACCGGGAAGTGACTCTGCTGAAAGATGACTTAACATTGCATAGGGTCTCAGGTTTCTTGGCTAGAAAGGCCCTGCATTTATTCAGAACTATGACATTTGATCAGCAGGAGGTCTTCAAAGATGAGATCATCATGCCTCTCGCAGAGAAAGCTGGCGTAACATGGCTCAATGCACCTTGTGCTGAGATGTACCTTGGATTTGCACCAGGAACTGAATTCTTTCTAAAAGACTTTGTCTTTTACCCTTTGGCTATTGGCATTGCCAGAGTCAAAAAAGGCTTGATGAGCCCGGATTTCCTCTCAAAAACATTGAGGCAGAGGTATGGCGGGATTGCACCTGCAGACTGGATGACAGTCCAAAAATCACTGGTTAAGGTTGCTGTTGATAATGTGGACAAATTCCCACTGATGAAAGCTACGGCTCAACCGCACATTGAGCAGTTTCTGCTTGAGCTTGGCCTGTCCAGAACTTCAATTTTGTCAATGAAGCGCTAGGCTCCAAGCAGTAATTGTAAATATGTAAATACATACTAAATGTATAACCATAGTTAGTAATTACTTTAA